AAAAATAGACTTCCAATTTAACGAACACTTGATATAATACATATCATGTTCGTGGCGGGTAGTTCCCGTCTTTAACATCAATCGTGGGTAGATCCCACAAAGGAAAAGTATGTCATTCAGCGATTTTAAGAAGAAGGCAAAGACAAGCATCAGCGATCTTACTAAGGCTCTAGAGAGTCTTGACGGTAAGAAGGATTACAAGGATGATCGTTTGTGGCGTCCCGAGCCAGATAAGTCTGGTAATGGTTACGCCGTTATTCGTTTCCTTGCAGCACCAAAGGATGAAGAACTACCATTCGTTAAGGTTTATTCTCACGCATTCCAAGGCAAGTCTGGTTGGTTCATTGAGAACTGCCTCACTACTAACGGTGGTAAGTGCCCGGTTTGTGAACTGAACAACGAACTATGGAACAGCGGTATTGAATCCGACAAGAACATTGCCCGTGAGCGTAAGCGCAAGTTGACTTATGTTTCCAATATCCTTGTTATCAAGGATGAAGCCAACCCTCATAACGAGGGCAAGGTGTTCCTGTTCAAGTACGGAGTTAAGATCTTCGACAAGATCAAGGAAGCCATGTATCCTGAGTTCAAGGATGAGGCTGCAATCGATCCATTTAATTTTTGGACTGGCGCAGATTTCAAGTTGAAGATTCGCAAGGTTGCGGGTTATACCAACTATGATAAGTCTGAGTTTGCTCCAACCTCACCGCTGTTTGGTGGAGATGATGCCAAGTTGGAGGCTCTGTGGAACAAGCAATACTCTCTCCAAGAGTTTGTTGCTCCAAAGAACTTCAAGGAATATGGTGATCTCAAGACCAAATTGTACAGCACCCTAGGAGATGATATCCGTTCAAGCGTAATGGAGAATCAGACTCGCGCGGAAGATGAGGAAACCCAAAACCCTTTTGATGCTCCCAGTCGCAGCAAGTCACCACCAAAGAAGAAGGAACCGGCTCCAACTGACGAACCGGGTGAGGAAATGGACAGCCTCTCCTACTTCCAGAAGTTGGCTGATGAGTAAAGAAGAAACCCCCAGAAATGGGGGTTTTTTCATTTAACCGTATTCTCTTCTATAGTTTGGTAACATAAACGAATCGTCCGCTGTCTTTCGGTATATGTCATACTGATATGTGATATTGGTAACAGACATTGGTGCTGCTCCATTGCCCTGAACTACCACTGGTTTTGATTCCTTTTCTTTACCATTACCAAATATTCCACCGATCAATGCACCACCAATACTACCGTATGCAGAAGCAATACCACCAATAGCAGAACCAATTCCAGATGCTAATCCACCAACTGCTGCGCCAACAGCAGGAGCAGCGGCTAGTGCCATTCCTACGGGTGATGCCATGGCTGCGGCTCCTGCTAGTACACCTGATGCACCCCCAGCAGCACCCAATGCTCCTCCGAGGCCTCCTCCACCACTTCCTGCTGCTCCTAATGCTCCCGCTATACCTCCTCCACCGCCTCCTGCTGCTCCTAATGCTCCTCCAAGTCCTCCTCCACCCTTAGTAATAGCAGACAGGGGAGAACCTCCACCCATTCCTTTTGCCATACCAGCCATTTTTCCAACAGCACCCATTCCCTTAAGACCTTTTAGGGCACCACCAACGGCTCCAAGACCAGGCACAAACGATAGCGCGGTTGAAGCCATATCTGCTAATGCTTCGCCGCCTCGTTTTGCACCAGATCCTGCTTCTTCTGGAGTTGCTGCGTTTGCTTGTACCGCAGATGCTGCTTCTGCTGCATCTTCGACTTTCTTTTCAGGAAGAACAGCAGTTTTTGTTATTGCCTCTACTTCTCCTTGTTTTTCTCCAACAAGAGATGCTTCTTTTGCTTTATCTCCTATAACTGTTATTTTTGCCCCAGAAGAACCACCTGCTTTAGTTGCATTTTCTTCTAACTTAGCAGTAGTTGATTTTGGTGGTTCAACTTCTGATTTTGATATTTCATTATTTGATTTTGAAGCGGCAACTAAAGCATCTGCTTTTGCTATTTCATAATTTCTTTTTGTGTCTTTTATAGCCGAATTTCCTGCTTCTTGTTCTATACGAGCCATTTGTTTTGGAGATGTCACATTTATCAAATTACTCAATGCATCTTTTACATTTTTCCCATCTTCATATGCAGGAATAGTTAAAACATATTGGTTTTTACCAAAAGATTGTAATTTATTGGTTATTTCTTTGTTTTTAACCATCGAAACAAGTTTTTCTTTATCAACTTGTGGTAGTTTAACAACGGTTTGACTTGCTTTTAGAACTAATGGGTTACTAAATTTGCGAGTTGTCTCATTAAGTTGAACTGGAGATAGATTTTTTTTATCTAATTCTTCATTTTTTGATTTTGCCTTCTTTATGGTTGGCAAAACATCAATCATTTTTTGAAAAACCTGAGCAACTTTCCCACTTTTTGAAAATGATTTCAAAAATGGAAGATAGATTTTTTCTGCTTCTTTCTTTAGGAAGGTTTTTATTTGTTTTTGATGAGTTGTTTTCATAGTTTTTCTTAGTTACCTAGTTTTTCGTTCAAATCATCTATGTGCTTTCTCATCATATCAACAAAAAGGTTCCTTTCCCACGGTATCATTCTTTCAACTTGATCTAAAGGTACTTTATGTTCAAAGAAAATTTGAAAATTTATCTTAAAAAGCGCACTTAAATCTGCATAACCAAGAATAATTCTAAAAAATCGGTAAATCCTCGTAAGGTTAGATTGCGTTTTGTTCCATCACTGGTGACATAATCTATGTTTTGTTCGATTGTTGGTATTTCTTTTAGGAATCCCAGTAGGCTTTTGAATTGCTTTGATGTTAAAGACTCGATGAATTGAGTAATTTCTTGCTCTTGCACATCTTTTGCATAATAAGTCTCATCTCCAGCCTGTATTTCCTTGACACAGAGAGCCAAAAGTTCAATAATGCCATCTTCTTCTTCCTTAATTTGAAATTTATTCAGTTTTAAGTAAGTTTCAAGGGTTGGTTGTTGCATTACTACAGAAATTGAAGCATCAAGTTTTACTTTGTTGTTTATTTTCTTGTTTGATATCTTTGTTTTCTGTAAATCTATCTTTGTTGGTATTCTTTCACCTGTAACTGGGCATGTGATGATACAATCTACTACTTCTCCTAGTGATTTTTCTCTTATCTTGAGAAAAAGATACTCTAAATCACAAAATGGAAGAGTTTTACAGTCGTCTTCTGGAATTCCCGTGGTACAAGAGTTTATTACCTCTTGAACAGTAGTCATAAGATTGTCGAATGACGAAGTTTCCTTCGCAATCATCAAATTCTTTTCTTCACGAACTACAAATGGTCTATAAGTGACTCGTTTTTGGCTGCATGGTAAAATTTCAGTATATTTTGGTGTCTTTTCAATCAATAATTCTTTAAGCATAATTAAATTTCCTCACAATTATCTATATGCAGCCCTTGCATAGAACATATTCACCATAAAACGGAGCGGTGTATTAAATGCAGACTCATCAAATTTTGTTGGAACAATTTCTAATGGAATACAATCTTGCAACAGAATAGTAGCATTGGTTGTTGGATTTCCAGCAGGTCCTCCAACAGATAATGCTACAATTTGTATATCTCCTGCTATATTTTCTAAAAAGTCTACTCTGTTAAAGTATTCGTTTGAGTTTCCATTCGAATCTTTAAAAAAACCAGATTGCCAATTTTCAAAGTACTTTCTGCTCACCCAAGACTCTTCGGTTACGAACTGAAATACATTGCTGTTGTAGTCTATACCGTATGGAATACCAATAGGTGCAGCAGCACCTGACATAAAATCATTATACGCTCTAATTTTACGCGATGGGATTTGAGCCATATCGCATAAAAACTCCACAGAGTCAGCATTTGGTCTAGAAATAGATACACGGAATTTGGTGGAAAGTTGTATTCCCTTTTGTTGGGAAATGTATTCCATGATTCCACCGGGAGTCCCGGAATATAGTGGTGATGTCATTAAGTTTTTCCTTTGAATATGTTGTTTTCAGTCAAAACCATGAACTTCCACCCCTGTTTTGAACAGAATTGTTTGGCAGAATCCCACTTAGATTTATTTATCTGATATTGTAGGCTTTCTGTTAGGAAAGTCTTACTACTTTTATTTCCACGCACTGGTTCTTTTGTTTGCTTGTCTGGTTTTATCTCAACAACTAAAGTCTCAACAATAGAATCCTTTTTTACTTCAAATAAAAAGTCAGGATAATACATGTGTGGTCTATTATCCATTGGGGAAATATATGGAATTTGGAGTTCTTCGCTCGACCAACGAATAACATTCGTATTTTCGTCTAAATACTTACAGAATGTTCGTTCCCACAGTGATCTACATATTATGTTGTCTGGGTTGCCAACATATTTGTGCGGATTTTTTGGTTTATACTTACTCTTATACGCCATAGGAACTTAAATGCCTCTACCATCTGATGTTACATTTCCCTCTACTAGTAGATATCAGAGACAAGTTGCTGTTTGGGTTAAATTTGCACCACAAAATTTTAGCACTCTACCTAATACAAGAGTTCAAGCAAAGGCTGTAGGTGCAAATGGTGCTATCATTCTTCCCCTACAACGCTATAGCAGCCCAAACTCCGCAAACTATGAAGATGTGGAACCAAGTGGTACTGAAATGATTGGTCAGGGTATTCGTGACATGTTTAGCGGTGGTGGTGTTGGCAAACTTTCTGCTGTCTTGGGTAATTTACCAATATCACCGATGGGTGGATTGAGCGTAAACAATGTTATGAATTTTATTGGCGGAATTAAAGGTGCAGCATTACAGGATATCTCACATAGCGATTTGATGTTTAAGAATGCCGCAAAAAGAGTTCATGCGTTTTCATTTTCGCTGTATGCAAAAAACGCGCAGGATGCAGAGAACTTAGACTATATTGCAGATCAATTCCAGACTAGTCTATATCCATTCTTAGAAACAAGATCATTAAATAAAGCATCTCCACCTCCCATGTGGAAAATACAAATAGTTCCCAGTTCAGGATCTGATAAATCAATGGTTCTTAAAAACCACATTCAACCTAGCGTGTTGGTAAATTGCAGTATCAATAGAATGGATAGCACTGCACCAGTTATAACAACTAATAATTATTTCTTAGGTTTAGATATAACTTTATCATTCTCCGAAATTGAACCAGCATATGCCTCATACAAAGGTTCAGGATTGTTTAGTAGATCATCTGCCGGTTTTGACACAATAATCTAAAATGATATATTTCAATCTCATTCCAACCATAAAGTACAAATTCTCCTCCGGTGAATATACAGTCGCTGATATATTCACGCGGATAGGATTAAATAAAAATTTCTTCAAAAGTACAGAATTGTATTATGAAGAAACAAGTGATACAGTTCTAACACCAGAGAGATTGTCATTTACAAAGTACGGAACATTTGATTACTATTGGCTTCTTATGCTTGCCAATAATGTTTATGATGTAAACACAGACTGGCCATATTCTCAGGCTGGTTTTGGTGAAGAATTAGACAAATTCTCTAGTAAGTTAGTTTATTACATTTATGAGAATGCAGACATCATTCCAAATGATATTCTATATTTTGAAGAAGGATCATATGGTGTAATTGAGTCATGGAATCCATTCTACAAAGAACTCGTAATCAAAGAAAATTTCAATTTACCAACCACAGATCTGGCATCACGAACATTTACCATAACGAGAATATACTCGGATGGTACTACCACCGATCTGAACACATATTGTTCAACAACTGCCGAACCAACTCAAGAATTTACCTGCTTTGGATTTAAACCATATTTAGAAGCACCTAGTGCAATATATGGAAGTTTTGGTAATGTCTTAAATCCATTTCTTACTGTTACAAGTCAAATAGTATCAGAGTCGGAAATACAAATAGATACATGCACTGATGATGATAAAACAAATTTTCAAACTACTCTCATATACAAGGTTGTAAATAATCAGACGGTAAATAACATCAGTGTATTGAGAAATGATAAAAGACTATTAAATGAATATGGTGAGAAGATCAAGTTGAATATTATAAATTCTTCAGTTGCTCCACTGTTGGAAGATAAAGCAAAAATGATGTTCAGTGATCCAACAACACCTGCAAATACAATTTTTAGAACTGGTTGAATATGGCAAAAGCCGATCAAATAATACAAGATGTTTACAATTTAAAGATTTATGAGATAAAAATCCTTGGAAATTCTGGGGAAGTTTATCAAATTATACCAAATGCTTCAAATCTTTCTTATGTTTCAATGGAAATGGTTGAAGGAATGTTTGAGGCTTCTGTTGTTGGTAGAATGACTATTCGTGATTTAAATTCTACTATGGAACAAATAAACTTCAATGGATTTGAAGATTTAGTTGTTAAGATGGAAAATCCGCAAATTCCAAATTCGTATAAGTCTTTGCGTTTTAAAATTTACAATGTAAAAGCATCTGATGATCAAATTCAAGGCAATAGAATCAAAGAAGATGTAAATGTTACTAAGGTAAAACTGGAAATACAGTTCTGCTCATACGAACATTATTTGCTTACTTATAGAGAATTTAAAGAACTCGCTGGATTAACCGGCGCGGATATTATTACAAAAATTGCATCATCTAAACAAAGTGAGAATCAGGATACGCCAGTTGGTCTTGTTAATATGATCAATAATGAGTTTTTCAAGACAGGAAAAACTAATACTGATACCACACAAAAAGAAATGTTTATTGAGCCAACTGGAAACTGGATCTGGTACAAACAGAATCAGTCTCTGTATCCTTGGGGTAAATTAACAAGACCAATTAAAGCAGCACAATTAATGCAGTTTTTGGCAGAATATGCAGTTGGTGAAGAAAATCAATATGCATGCAATTTCTTATTTTGGCAAGATCTGGACAGATGGAACTTCAGAAGTATTGAATCTTTGCTAAAGGAATCTGTAGTCAGAGAATATGAAGTAACTAATATTCCGACTCAGACTAAAAATGTTTACACATTAGAAACAGTACAAGAATCCAATTTCTTAAGACTGTTTGAGTCGAATGCTATAGCATCGAAGTATTATTTGATTGAACCAAAATGGGATCAACCATACAGAGAATACCTTGATTATAATGAATCACACGCATTTAGCGAAATAAGTTATGATTATTTCAAAGATTACTATAAATGGTTAAAGGTAGAAAAATATCCTTTATTCGACACAAGCACTGACACCAAGCCAACAGTTGCCAATATTATAAACGACAATGTATCTGGTTATTTCTCTCCGAGTTATAGTAATAGAGATAAAACTGTAGAATGGGAACACCATGGCTACACATTGTCTAACCGAGATGGAATGGTGTCGTGGCAACCAATGTTTGATCAAGTTGATCTTGACGGAGAAATCTGCAAGAAGATTCAAAAAGAAATTAAACAAAAGATCAAAGATAAAAAAATAGAATATGCCAACAAGAAAAATCTAAAGGAAAAATGGAAAGTATATCGTTGTAGCATTTGCTGTGATACTAGTTATCAAGACATCACTGCATTAGAAGATGTTGTATTTACTCCAGAGTATGGAGTTGTGGCTGCTGGTGCATTTAGTGATATGGTCAACTATATTCCATTCTTTGGTGTATCTGGTTCTACTGGTGGTATATCGGCTGGTATTACCGGAATATTCCCAACAGGTTTATCTTTGAGTTATGATTTTGAGTCTGAGCCATTTAATAAGACAATTGGTGAACTAATGTATATGCGTGAAACACCAGATATACAAACCAAATATCTGTATGATCTAGAATTAAAGAGAATTGATATTGCAAAAGAAACAATACAAAACTCAATTACTAGAATGCAGAACGCAAAACAAGTAGCAAATGCAATTCCCATCTGTGATCCAACACAAACAGAGCCATATGGTTTTTGTGAACCATCGGATACTTTTTCATATACGGGTGAAGGTGGAAGAGAATGTTTTTGCACAGAAGAAAAGAAAACAGAGTACTTAACAAAGTATTATGATGATCCCATTTCAAATAGAACAGAGTTGCTTGCTTCTCCATACTTTGATTCTATGGTGGAAATAATCAACACAGAAAAAGAAAACTTCACAAAAGTATACGAAGAATATAAGAATAGAAAAGCATTCTTTATCTCAAGTCAAATTGGTTTTACTGCCGATAATTCTCAGAAAAATCTGTTCAATATTAAGTCAATAAAACGAGTCCCAATTCGTGGAAGCAAGTATGAAAAATTGGCACAAAAGTCTGTAGTAACTCAATTATTATCTACGCTTGGTGCTGGTGTGACTGCTGACTTTAAAGGATTTCCTATTGGCGCGACTTCGTATTATCCTTATGAAATTTTCTATAATAATGACAGTACAATCGATCCAAAGATAAAGCATCCACATTATGATTCTGGCTATAACTTTGATATTGGATACGAAGTAAATCCAGCATTCTCATTATTTGATCCAGCAGGTGGACCTGACTCTGGTTCAGCAGTTGATTCTGATCCATATAAGTTATTTCTATACTATATCACACTCAGAATAAAAACTGTAACTACAACCAATAGCGTGTTTAATTTTATTCCGGGAATTTATACTGGTGAATACAATTGTAATGCTGCACGGGTTAAAAATGAAAATAGCACATCAACAGCATTCAGCAATGTTTCATTTAATGATAAAGATCCAAATAATTTAAAGAAAGATGCTATTCTTTCTAAAGTAGTTACAAATAAATTAAACACAATAAATGTTGCCGGATTAGAGTCAGAAGGATGGACTGTAACTATTGAAATTTCTTCTAATTCTCTGACAGTAACACAAACAAAGAAACTTCCATGTGATCGTGAAGATAAAGTTGTAACAAATTACATTTTTGATTACGACACAGTTTATACCAATAATAATGGAAATGCATATCTTTCTCAGTTTGATTCTGGTATTTGTGTATTGCAGCCATTTGGTGCTGAAAGACTTGAAGATTTTAATCCAATTGAATATCTAAATTCTAGAAACTTTATGGATGTTCAACCACCAGAAGATAACGAAGAACCAAAACGACCAATTGAAACAATACTAGAAGAGATTGAGAGTTTTGTGCGAGTAGAGTTCCAGAAACCAATTGGCACAAATACTCTATATGACTTCCCTAAAGGATTCTATGATACTCCGGGATCAGAGTACTATTTACCATATCACATTCTTTTAACTGCTGGTCCATTTGGAACAAAATCTGTAGATTACAATATCTCTGTTTTAGGACAAGATCCATATGGATTCGATGTTGCAGTAAAGAGAATAAAGAAAAAGAAGCAAAATCTAAAACCAGAAAATAAAGCACTAGTTAATAATAAAGATTATCATGTTATAGAAAAAGGATATGCCAGAAGATTGTTCTATGGCAATACAAATATTGATTCATATCTCGATAGTTCAGCATATCGTTTTACTGATGAAAATCCAATTTCATATGGTAATAATTTAAAGATCTATAATCAAAATGCATATTACAGTCCGTACACAAATCGAAATTATTATAATACTTTAATTGCTTCAAGAAGTTATTTTGGTAGCCGTGAAGTATCCGATACAGACAAAAATAGAATATCAGTTGATTTGTCTGGAAATGCTACAATAATTTCTTCTAACTATTCTGGGGCATATGTTTATGGTTATGGAACTCTCTCCGAGGTGTTCTACCATGATTTAGCACAATCTGTAACAAGAACAAATCCATTATCATTACCAACTTCATATTTTGAAATTAGCAACATTCGTCCATTCGGTGCAAGTTCTCAAAATGGATTACTTAAAACAGAATTTGCAAATTCATTTGCAACACAGCCAGAAAAAACAATATACACATCCGATCAAGGTTCTGGTGAATATACCTCTTATACAATAGATCAACCTAAAGATCTAAGATCTATATTATTACCCGGAAATGTATTTGGTTATTATCAAACAGAAAAAGCAGAACCACTTCCAGTATCTACAGATTACTTTAAATCAAATACATCATACTATCCAAATGAAACTAAAGATGTTCCTTGGTTGGCTTTCTTTGAAATGGATCTCAAAAATAGAAATGATAGAATAAAACCAGAAGATGAAACTACATTCTATGGTTATTATTATGGTTCTGCCATATGGCAACATTCACAATTGGCTGGATTAACTGCCTCTGTCTGGAAGAACGACATATCCGGTGAAACCGAATATGGAATCGTTGGTCCAGAACTAGAAGAGGATGATTCTACCTTTGACAGAAACTTTGCTGCACAATTTGTGGTAATGTCTAGAGAAAGCATTCAACTTGATACGCTTTGTGCTGGTTATCCATGCTCGAATCCAAATCCAGTAGATAATGGATCATGCCCAGAAAACAATCCACTTTGCAATTGTCCATGTCAAGAATTGCGTCCAGATCGATTAACTATGGGAATAACCGGTCCTGAACCAACATTCAAGGAAATCAAAGACTTAGAAGAGGAAATAAAAGAATGTACTCTCATAGAAGATGTACTTGGGGAGGATTGGTTGGGTTGTGTGTGGGGAGATACCAAGAACCCACTAAACTGCAACTGCCCATGTATTGGTAAGAATTTCTTAGATTATCTTAAGTATTCTCAGACATATTGCACATTCTGGAACACTCCACCGGAGCGTCCATTGTATAGAAATGCTCAGATGATGCAAATTAATGCCAATAAGATAGCAATCAAACTAAATGGTGACTTTACTCTAAGACCAGGAATGAAAGTCAAACTCAATATGGGAAATAAGAGATATACAGGAATTTGGTTAGTGTCTGCAATTAACCACGATATTGCAAGAACAAAGCATCTTATGGATGTCTTATTAATAAGAGACTCAGAATCTACAAATCATGATGAAAGAGCCACTAAATTGAAACTAAATACTCAATAAGGCATCAATGAAATATAGGGACTTAGACATCTTCTTTAAAAAGAATGTAGACACCGGAGACATATCATTTGTATCCAACAATTCTTCGATTATTCAATCGATAAAGAACATTGTTCTGACTCGAAAGGGTGAGCGTCCTTTCAATAATTATTTTGGAACCGGAACTGTTGATTTGTTGTTTGACAACCCATCTCCAGTTGATATTGCGTTTTTGCAAAAAGATATAAAAACGATTCTAGAAGAAATAGAACCAAGAATAATAGTAGATTCTGTAGAAGTCTTGTATCCGCTTGAAGATACAAGCGAGGCTGATGCCAAAATAAATATAAAGTATAAGTTAAATAATGGTCAACAAAACTTCCTAACCCAAACACTTGTACTAACGGTATAAAAATATGGCACAAATTAACCTATCAGAACTAGACTTCGACAGCATACGGACTTCTTTGGTTGATTACCTAAAGAAGCAAGATACCGTAAAGGATCTTAACTTTGAAGGTTCTGCTGTTAACTTTCTATTGGATTTGCTGTCATATAACACTTTATATTACGCTCACTTTGCAAATATGATCTCTAACGAGTCCTTTTTGGACTCCGCGCAGTTAGAAAGATCGATTGTATCGTTGGTTAAACCATTAGGATATGTTTTACCAACCAAAACAAGTGCTATCACACGAATTAAATTGAGAAGCGTTACTAGTACTTCAGTTATTGATCCATTTACAGTCAGCGTTTATGGAGTAACCCCAGAAGGTCTACGATACCAGTTTTGGAATATAGATTCTATTCCAGTTGGTGGTTCATCTGCTCCATCCAATGAAACCGACTATTTCACCATGTATGAGGGTGTAAAAACAGAATTGAGTTATGGTGGAGATGGCTTTGATTTCCCAGATCAGAAGATATTTATTCCTGATCTGAACATGGACATAAGAACACTCAAAATAGCAGTACAACGAACCACTGATGCCATCTATAATTACTGGACAAGAGTAGACACATATAGTGGTGCATTCATAGAACCAACATCAAATCTATACAGTTTAGAAAGAACCACAGCCGGTTTTATAGTTAAATTCAGAATCACATCAAGTTCTTCTGCAAATTTGGTTGCTGGAGATAAAGTAAAGATTCAATACATTTCTTCAAATGGTTCAAATGCAAATGCCGCGGCTACTTTTGTTCCAGTGATAATTCCTAATGGAAGTTCTGTTATAAATGTACAACCAGCATCTGGTGGTATGGATTCTCCTGATTTAGATGAGGCAAGAAGAATAGCACCAAGCGTATTCTCAGCACAACAACGCCTAGTAACCAAATCTGATTACTATGGTTTCTTGTCTCAGATGGGATTTACGAACATTAATGTGTGGGGTGGTGAGGAAAACTCACCTCCAATATATGGAAGATTATTATTCACTGCTGCTAATATTGCAACTAGTGATAATGCAATCATAAAAGATGCTATTGCAAAAATAAAGGAAAGATCAGTTGTTACTATCTTGCCAGAGTATATTCCACCGAAGGCAATGACTGTAAATTTCACATTAAATACACAGTATGGCACTAATGCCACAACAGATCCCACAACAGCAATAAATGGTATAATTAATGATTTAGAAGCAATGTATCCAATTGGATCATTTGGTTCTAGTTTAAAATATAGTGATGTCAATTCTACTGTAGAGTCATATACTGGTTATAGCATAAATTCTATAACAGATTTAAGTTTGCAATATACTATCTTGCCGTCAACAAGAACTACCACATTAAATTTTAAAAATAGCATCAAAAAAGGAACAGATTCAACTTCAGGTGTTGGTGTTGTATCTACTCCATTTGTAAGTTTATATTATTCACAAGGAACAGTACAAATCAGAGATGTTCCTGTTATATACACAAATACAACAAATCCACCATCCATCGGAAAACTTAGACTCTATGGTGTACCAGAAGGCTCTACTGATGCCAGTATAGATTTAAATGCTGTCGTTGGTGAAGTAAACTACACACAGGGAACTGTATCAGTATACTCTAATCTTTCTACCGATTCATTTGACGTTAAAGTGAATCCGGCAACAACAACACTTATTAATTCTCAAGATGAAGTTTATTTGAAACTCAACATAACAGGTACAACACCAGTAGCAAGATAAAATGCTAACAACAGTTTTACTTAAAAAACCTCAAACAATACCATCCCAAAGTATATTGGATGAGGCTATTCCATTTAATAATTTTGTAAAGAATTTAATACAAAATAATGTAACTTCTAGTTCTGATCTAGTCGGGCAGAATTATTGCGTGGCTCCATCTGTAATAGAATCACAAATTCCATTTTGGATTAAACAAAATTACGGTGCAGATTCTAATGAAAACTATTTAATAGCATTCTTAAAGAGTTACTACAACTGGATGTATTGTGGTTTTAAGAAACAAGATGTTCAACTTACACCGTATGATATCGAAGAACTGTTAGACATAGATCGTGTTCCAGACGCTTTCTTAGACGAATACATCAAGTCATATGCTCCATTTATATCTCTGCCGTCAATTTCAGCAGTAGACAAACAATATGTTCGATCATTTATAAGATCAATCAAGAGTGACTTCTTGATCACAAAAGGAACAGAGCCAGCATATCGATATCTGCTTAAAACTTTGTATAATGTTACAAATGTTAATATAGATTATCCCAAGAAGTATTTGATGAGGCTCAACGGTGGCAAATATGTTGATTTTTCTTGGGGATTAGATCCAACAACTATAATAGATCTTCCAGAAAATTTTGATCCAGATAACCCAATTCAAAATGATGTATTAGCTGGAAATGTAGGATACAGTACAACTAGACCAAATTTGTTTGGTGCTGCTTTAAATGAAGCAGTTCTTCCAGATGATTATTTTTGGCAAGAATATTCATATATTCTTACTTCAGATGCAACAACAGAACAGGCTATAAATTACAAAAATACATTATTGGCTGGAACACATCCGGCTGGTATGCTGGGTTTCTTTGAGCAATATGTTCCATTAGATGATGTAGATACTGGTGCAGATGATAATGATGACACAGGTATTCCTATTGATTATACAGAACTTCCTGTAATTGCACGATATCTATTGATGTATCCGGGGATAACAACAGGGCCTGCTGGATTAGGTACAAATTTATATTCATTGTATCAACAGTTTAATGGGTGTACAGATGAAAAAAACTATACATGCTATTGCTGTACTAATTATTGCGACTCAATGGGCACAACTGGTTATTATCCACAACATAAATTTCCTACTTGGGACACTGATGTCCTACAATCTATAGTAGGAACTATACCCAGAACTCTTGGTAATATGACAATACAAAGTTTTATTGAATTAAATAGATTAGTTCAGGGATTTCAATTCCCATCACCAAACGCAAATCTTATAACTTGCACGACCGCAGAATGTGAAGATTGCTCGGGAGCATAAGGATAAAAAATGACAATTAAAAATCAAATAAAATCATTTACAGCAAAAACTACAAAAGACGAAGTAAGCAAATTCTTTATTTTTATGGGTGGTATATCCGGTGCTGCTGCATCTGTTGATGATACTGATATTTCTTTAGTAAGTAGAATCACACAAGATGAAGTTTCTACTGTTGTTCCACGCGTTAATTGGTCATACAATTCTGAATATGAACCATATTATGTCGGTTCTCTTGGAGATCGATCTTATGTTTATAATAATGTATCGGATATAGTATATCTGTGTGTTGGTAAAAACCAATCAACTGGATTGATCGGGGAAAATACATTTCCATCAACACAGCAACCAACACATACCAACGGAATTCAGTTATATTCTGATGGATATGCTTGGATGGCAATGTATAAAATTGATTTTGCTTTGAGTAAATTCTTAACAGAAACAGTAATGCCAGTTAGTAGTTTATATGATTATACAACTCAAGTAACATCTGGATCGTATTCTTCAAAATATAATTCTTTGTGTTCTAATGGTGCTGGTGTTACGGGTTCTTGTTATTTTTATTATAATCAAGACACGATAGATCCATTGACTTCAGTAGTACGCAGCAAAGGAGATTTAGTATCCGGTGTTGGTTCCTCTGATTGGACATGCTCTGTTTGTCACTCTATTGGTGATATGCTAGGATATAAATCAATCCATATTGATTATTTAAATTCATCTTCTGCGATTGTAAGAAATCCAATCGATGAACTAGTTTCCAATTTAGGTTCTATAGATGTTAATAATCGTTATTATATTCAATACAATAATTACTTATATGGTCAAAATTTAAATGGTGGTATTGTTTACCTCCAACTTGATGTTTCTTCTCTTTCAATTGAAGATAGAATTGTAACAACACAAAAACCAGAGATTACATTCTTAGATCCACTCGGAATAGGTGCAGCAGGAAATATAGAAACTTATTATGATATAAGAAGAAATGCATTTATAGCAAATGGTATAACTCTCCGTTCTGCTGGTACTAATTTTGAAAATCCACATTTTAGCATACCAAATGCGGTTAGCACAAATCTCCAACATGCCATAAGTGCTGTATTGATGCCTGATTTATCAGATCCATCTACTTTCTTACCAACACCAAGAATATCAATAATAAAACAATTGTCTGCAAAAGATATTTCTGGTTCAAGTATTTTATCAAAACAAACAGTATTCTCTATAGTAGGAATTGTCAAAAATA